TAATGACAACCCAAACACTCTTTAATTTTGAGCTGAACCGTCGCCCCGATTTAGCCCGTAAATATGGGTATTTTAAGGTGATTGAACCTAAAACTACCACACATAATGACGAAAAACGACTCAGCTACATTGAATTCGAAATGTCGCGCCGACCCCGCGCAGCATTCAGAATGAAAAGGTATAAAAAATAAATATTCCTTAATAATAAATGCTTGCCATAACAAACACTTTCACCGTATTCGCCGCCGATAAAAAGAACAAGGGGTTCAAGAGATTGAGTAAGAAGATCCAAAAGGAACGTGACACTGATGTGGACAAGATCAAAGAGAAGGTCTCTGATATTTTCCGTGATGAACAGCGTCGTATGAAGGGGTATTTTGATGAACATAATAAGTTGGTCAAAAAGACTGACGCTCCCAAAAAGAGGGGGAAAAAGTCTATCGACTTTTACGAAAAGTAAACCATAAGGTACATAGAACAAAAAACATCGCTAGAGGTGGATTGTCCCCAAACTTCTCAGCCAGTAGAGCACACACCACGCTGTACTGGACGAGCCTAACTTCTTGCTGTGTTTTAACCATAGTACGTTTCATAGACCCCCTAGACTTTTGAAGACCCGTGACAGCCGTACTTATTTTACCTATCGTCCCAGGGATCTCTGTCGTCTTCATGAATATATCACCAACATCCACAGATTCTATAATCTGTTGTTGGATGAGAGGTTCTAAATACGTGAAATAGTTAAATTCTGGATCCAGTTTGAGACATATACCCTCTATGGTGGAGAAGGCTTTGGCGAGATACACGAAACTACTTGGTACGACGAATGGTTTTTCCATCGCGAGTTGTACCGAGAGGTCATCGTTCACAATCCCAGAACCATCCAAGGTCTCTAAGTATCCCAGTATGGTTTCAAAAAATAATTCAATATCGAAAACATCTGAAGATGTTGGAACGATCACACCCAATTTGACAAGTGTATCGACTATACCAGCTGTGTCTCGGGTGACTATAAATCCAAAGAGGGTCTTGAACCCATCTCTCAGTTCTTCGGAGAGTGGTACGATTAATCCAAAGTCATAAAAGACAAGTTTCCCTTTGGGTGAAAACCCCAAGTTACCCGGGTGTGGATCAGCATGGAAGATACCATTGTCCATTGTTTGTATGATGTATGAGTTGATCAGGGCTTCACATATCTTCTTCTTATTCACTTTGGGGTCTGTGATTTCAGTTAACTTAACTGAAGGTACATATTCCATGACGATCATCTCATCGGTAGAATACTTTTTATACACTCTCGGAACCTTAACCCACTCAACATCTTTCATACTTTTTCGAAACTTTGTAGCATTATCAATCTCTTGTTTATAATCAGCTTCACCCAAAAGATATTCTATGGACTCATCAAGTACTGAACCTGAACTGTTACCGGTATCAAAACCAACACGTTCTAAGAAATTTACGATATTCCGTATAGTGTCGGTATCTTCCTTCATGATATCCAAGATTCCTGGACGTTTTATTTTTACAACAACCTTTTGACCGTTATGGAGTACAGCCATATGGACTTGACCAATACTCGCGGATTTAAATGCTACAGGGTCAAATTCTTTGAAAATCTCATAATCTATGACGGTCTCGAATTCTACGGGTGGGACATCATCTTGAAGTGATTCTAATTCTTTTGTAAATTCTGGAGGATAGAGGTCTCCCCTCGTCGAAGCGATCTGGCCTAATTTTACAAATGTTGGTCCGAGTTCGAGAAGTTCCCCCTTCGTCCATTGACCAAGCTCTCTTTTGTTTTGTACAGTGGCATTCTTCCATAGAAACTTACCTGCAAACTTCCATGTTTTCAACTTTCTACTAGGAAGTTTGATTGGTACGTGTTGAGCAACACATAACATTCTACTTTCTACTGATATTTTATATCTATTCTAATAATAGAATGAAGATTCATATCGTCGGTGCAGGCCCTACGGGTATGTCCATCGCGTGGGAACTGAAAAAGTTTACAGACCATGAAGTGTTCGTCTACGACAAAAAACTTTCAGCAGGTGGTTCGTGGTGGGAACCATCTGTTGATACAAGAGATATGCACGCACATCGTATTGTATTTGATCGTGCATTTATCAACACAAAAAGTTTATTCAAGGAAATGGATATCAAGTGGGATGATATATTTGAAAAAGCTGAAACCGATAATGCCGATATCATTCGTGAACATCTTTCTTCGAAGGACTACATGACTCTCGCATCGTTGGCCATCAAGGTTTTATCGATGCCATGGAAATATAAAAAGATGTCACTCAAAGATGCTGTCGGAGAACTTTCTGAAAAGGGACAAAAACTTTTAGAAGCTGTTACACTCATCATAGATGGTGTGACTTGGGATGTCATGACAGCATATGAATTCGTCAAAAGTTTTGATCATGTTGGACTTTCTTCTCCATACACACAAAAAGTTTCTGGTAAAGTGATGTGTGATGCCATGCAGCAAGCACTCATAGATAAGGGTGTCAACTTTCAATTTGGGTCAGAACTTAAAGATGTCATCTACTTGGATAATGGTTTTGCTGCACAATTCAAAAGTGGATTGCTTGTCAAGGAAGGACTTCTCATCCTATGTGTTGACAACAGTCCAGCAGTTCAACTCATTAAAAATAATTGGGGAGAAGATGCCACAGAGAAGATTGGTCCGAGTACGTATGGTGCCATCAACATTATATTGGAATACCATGAAGAAATGGATATACCAAGTGATCTTCAATATGTATTGGATACTGAACTTCGTCTTCAACCTGTTGTTCTTCCAGACAAGAAGACAATCTCTTGTGTCATTTGTAATCTCACGGAAGAAGTTGTTCAGATGGATCAAGAAAAGTTAATTGAAAAGGTGATCGAACAACTTGGATTGGTACAACCAAAAGAAATCCGGATCGGATGGGGTGCATCATGGGAAGGGACACAATGGATATTTGATCAATCGTCAGGAGTATTAAATCCTAATGGACAACTTCCATTCTTTGGAAAATCTAAAAAGGTTGCCATGTGTGGTATGATGTCCCCAAGAAAAACACCTTATTCAAGTATCGAAGCAGCCATCGAAGTTGGTCGATCCTTCTGTCATCAACAATTTGGAACTCGTCGTCCATACGAACCGTTCATGATCACACATGTATTCATATTACTTATAGTTTTACTTATCCTATTGGTATATAGAAGAAGACGATGAAGTTCGTAGCAACAATCCATGAACCCATGTACGACTTCAATGATAAAAAATATATTCGATTCATCATTCCCCACAAAGTCGTAGAAATTGTTGAACGTATGCATACATCGAAGAGACATCTCATTCTCAATCAACGTGTTGATGATCCACTCGATGGTAAAGTTCTCACTGTGAAGGTTCCATTCCGGTATAGGAGAGTGATGTGCGAAGTCAGGGGACGTCCGGTGCAGTCTCTTATAAAGGAAGATGAAGTTGATGTTGTCATCGACTTTAAGGGTGTATGGAATGTGGGAAATTATTCAGGCTTCTCTTGGGTACTCGCATCCTGTTCACCTTCCTCTGGTTGAACATTCGGATCTTGAGGAAGTTCGATCGTCGTCAGACCACCTTTCTTGAAACCCTCAAAGGTTGAAAGCATACCTTGAAGTCTGAAAACTTCTTGAGTCAGTTGTTCGATGTTAGAACGAAGCTTCTTAATATTTTCTTCAATGTCAACAGTAGGCATTTACTCATTTAAAGTTTGTCCCCTTTAAATAAGTAATTCATGACAGTCCTCTCGAGGACCGGACTTATCTTGGAGAGTCCAACACCGGAAATTAAAAAAGAACTAACGGTAAGGCCACTCGTCAATAACGAATATGGATTTCCTCCACCGCCTTTCAAGGTTTACAGAACAGCTAAGAGTGGAATCTGTGTTCCAAGATTCTATGGAACTGGTACCATTGAAGAACCAACGCAGGATAAACGTCCAGCCCCCACCAGGACCAATATCAAGTTCACTGGAAAACTCAGGGATGCCACACACCAGAATGAAGCACACACAGCAGCAATTAAAGCAGGTCACGGTGTACTTTCTTTACCATGCGGCTATGGGAAGACGACGGTATCCCTGGCCATAGCATGTACTCTTGGATATAGAACTATGATCGTCGTACATAAACAATTTTTGGCGGATCAGTGGAGAGAACGTATTAAACAGTTTTGTCCCGGAGCAACAATTGGTGTCGTTCAACAGAATAAAAAAGAAGTTGACTGTGACTTTGTGATTGCAATGCTCCAGTCTCTGTCACTCAAGGAATATTCATTTGGTGATTTTGATAGTATCGGTACAGTCATCGTGGATGAAGCTCATCATATTTGTGCGAAGGTTTTCAGTCAGAGTCTCTTCAAGATGTGTCCTCGTCATATATTTGGTCTGTCCGCGACACCTATTCGCAAAGATGGTCTAAGTAAAGTACTTCATTGGTTTATGGGTCCAACTTTTTTTGCGGTCGAACGTGAGAATCAAGGACAGGTTGAAGTTTTTTCAGTTCAATATGAGTGTCCGATGTTTAGGAATCCACCACCGTGTACACGTAATGGACAACTCTCACTCGTGAACATGATTACGGAATTGGTCGAACATAGAGATCGTAACAAGATGCTGGTCAATTTAGTAAAGAAAGCTTCCTCCGGTACCAGACAACTTTTAGTACTCAGTGATCGACGACAACATTGTGAATTTCTTCATAAATGTTTCCCAACAAGTTCAGGTCTCTATATGGGTGGAATGAAAGAAGCTGATCTAGAAGCATCCTCAAAGAAGAAAATCATATTCGCGACGTTCAGTCAAGCCCACGAAGGTTTGGACATTCCAACATTGGACACTGTCATCTTAGCTACACCCAAGTCCGACATTCAACAATCTATAGGACGTGTTATGCGAGAGACGCCAGGGAAGAATAATAATCCACACATCTACGATATTGTCGATCAGTGGTCGATATTGTTTGCGATGTATAAGAAACGACTACGGGTCTACAAACAAGGTGGATTTAGGATTGACGCAGTTGAAGACAAGGAAGAAGTGAACCCATTTCAGGGTAAGTGTCTATTTTTATAATCTACACATCTAATAGATATGTCTGGTGCACTCGTTCAACTCGTTTCGAAAGGTGCTCAAGATGTCTATTACATGAGTGGTGAAGGAACATCACTCTTCACTTCCAAATATACCAGACATACAAACTTTGCCCAGGCTCCTAAATTAATTAAAGAGTATTCATTGGCTGAAGATGCGTGTGTCATCCCAATGAATGGTGATTTACTCACCGGATTATGGTTTGAAGGTACGAATCTAGTTGAAGGATTCCAAGGATCTATAATTGATTTATACATCGGTGGACAGAAAGTTGATTCCCAACCATTTGATTTTATCAGTGACGTCTATCAAAATTATTTGGCAGACACATACACCAAGTCCCAGGAGATTAACAACAAGTGTTCAGTCACCAACACAAACTTTTTCCCATTGACATTCTTTTTCAATAGCAAGACTTCATACATCCCCATGGTGGCTCTCCAATATCATCAAGTCGAAGTTCGTGTGAACTTCAAGAAGAACCTTGACGTACCATTCTCCGCTAAGTTATACGGTAACTATGTATATCTCGATGCACCAGAAAGAAAACGGTTCACCTCGACAAAATTAGATTTCATCATCACTCAAACACAAACACTCAAGCAGAAACTTACCCCAGGGTACAACGATTATGATATCTCACATTTCAATCACCCAGTCAAGTCACTTTTCTTTGGCATACCCACAAAATCGAGTAACGTGATAGAGGATCGCTTCACCTTTGATTCAGCCGATATTTTATTAAATGGTACACACCTTCTCGAAGGTATGACACCGACATATTTCCATAACGTACAGAATTACTTTCATTCCGACTTTGGTGTATCAGCGTTCAATGAACTCTACAATACACCATTCTATACACGATATTATGCATACCACTTCTGTACAAACGCATCTGATTATAAGTCTACTGGGTCATGTAATTTCAGTAGATTGGATAATGTTCATATACAAATTCGTGATGCTCTCATCGGTGAAGGACGAACGGGTGAAGATATTCGAATTTATGCAGTGAATTATAACGTGTTGCGGATCCAGGAGGGAATGGCTGGAATTTTATTCGGAAACTAATGTAGTAAGCCATGGTCGGTAAAACACCTCAAGTTCGAGAAATCGTTTATAACGTTCTTGACGATAATGGCGATCGTACAGTAATTGCAAAGGGTGCCACAACGATTGATGTTGGTGATACAAAAACACTATTCACGAGAACATCAGCTCTTGAAGGCCTCACAACAAATATTTCTTCGAATGTATCAAATGTTCAGAGTACCCTGACCAATGTAGAAAATTTTTTATCAGGAGTTAACCTTGGAGGTGCTGTATATGATAACTCAATTACAGTTCTGAAAACTGATTTTGCTTCAAATGTCGGACGAATCGACACGCTCGAAGATGTACACTTCTCTAATAGTCTTATGATTTCTAACAACTTCTCGAATATATCCATTTTACAGGATGATCTATATTTAAATATCGATCGTATCGACGGTGTAGTTAGCAGTCAAGAATCTAATGCTCTGGTTATTAATGGAACATTTTCCAATGTTTCAGACTTACAGTCTAAT